AGAAGAACTACCATGGAAAAGTATTTAAAAGACGGTACTGCAGATACTGGACAAGGAAATCAACCAATAGAATTTGCAAGGGAAGTATGGATTATAGATAAAATATCTAATGAAGATTCTATTAGTGTAGAGTTTGAATTAAACTCACCTTTTGATTTAGATGGAGTAATGATACCCAAAAGAACTATTGTAGGAAATGGATGTGCCTGGGAATATCAAGGCGCATGTCCTACTAAAAAAGAAAGTCAAAAAATAGGTGGATGTAGTTGGCACACTTACGGACAATATAGAAAAAATTCTACCGTTAAATTTACAGCTTATGTAAATCAAGACGACCATTATATTTTACCAAATACTTCTGTAGTAAGCTGGGATTCCTTAAGTGGGAATATAGTTTCAAATAGTTTATACTCTTATAATCAATCAGTAACACGAATAAATGCAGATTCAACTTATTCAACAGTAACTAAACCTAGTTATTGGCAAGCAAGAGTTTCTACAACTAAATCAAATGCGGGAACTCCTTCAGAAAACAATTCTAGTTTTGTAAGGTCAGGAGTATTTGATGATTATAATGCTAGTACAACTTACTATGCCTATACAGATGATAGATTCAATGATTATGTAAGAAAAACAGAAATAATAAATCCACCTTCAACATTAGGATTTCCTGGTAACCCTAGTAATGGAGATACGGCAGACTTATATGCTATGACTTGGACTTATGTAACTGCAAATTCAGCATGGGAAGCAACAGGATATAGTTTATGGCAAGCAAAAGTAACAAACACAGGAAATACACCAGGATTTGGTCCTTATTGGAAAAGAGGAGATATCTGTGGTAAAAGATTAAGCTCTTGTAGTCGTAGATTTAATGCAATGCCTCTTGACACTTCTAGTGCTAGTTCAAGACCAAAAGCAGATGAATCTAATCAAGCGGTGTTACCTTTCGGAGCATTTCCAGGAAGTAAGAGGTTTGATTAATGTTAGATTCTATTTATAAAGCAGCAGAAAGAGCCGCACCTGAAGAAATGTGCGGTTTAGTTATTGAGAGAGATGGAAAAGAAGAATTTATCGAATGTGAAAATTTTGCGGAGAATAAATTAAATGAGTTTAAAATTGACCCAAAAACTTTCGTGAAGTATCAACTCATTTCGAAAATAAAATATGTAGTCCATAGTCACTATGACCAAAAATGTAGTCCAAGTGACCAAGACAAAAAATCTTGTAGAGCAATCGGTATTCCCTATATGATTGTATCATACCCAGAAAAGGAGGTTTGTATTTATGGTGAAAGTTAAGTTATTGGGAGAAATGGGAGAAAAGTTTGGAACAGATTGGGTATCTGCAGATAATAACATGCGCGATATTCTCAAACTTATAGAAGCTCAATGCGATGGATTTGCAGAATATATAGCAGACCTAGTTCAAAAAGACAATGTAGGATTAGAAATAATACATGGCGATAGTTTATTAGTAGAAACAGAAGACGATATAGCAGATATGTTTCTTCCTATAATAAAAGATACAGTATATATAACTCCAGTCCCTGCTGGTGCAGGTTTTGGAGATGCACTTAAAATAATTTTAGGAGTTGCACTTATGATATTCGCCCCTCAGATAGCAACCTTTTTAGCAAATGCAACAGGTATAGGTATAACAACAGTAACTACTGCTGGAGGTGCTATAACTTATGGTGTAACAGCAGCTTGGTTAACATATGCAGTAGCAGCGATGGGAGGTTTATTAGCATTAAAAGGTTTAACAGATTATTTAACACCACAAACACCAGGAAACTCTCCTGAAAGTTACTTATTTGGTAACTCACAAGAAAATGTAAAAATGGGTAGTCCAGTTCCTTTATTATATGGAGAACTGATAGTACCTGGAGTAACAATAAATTATGCACTAAAAGATGTAAAAGTTGGCAGAGTCGGCGGATACTCTTACGGAGGTACTTCTGGAGGAGGTGCAACCGGAGGAGGCGGTGGCGGCGGTGGCGGCGGCGGTGGCGGCGGTGGCGTCACAAGGCACGTAATACAAAGGTAAAATTATGGCAAGTAAAGCAGCAGGTAATCCAATAGGAGTAGCAAGAAGTAGACGTAGAAGTCCTAATCAGGAACAGTCAGTTGTTGTCTACGATTTAATATCGGAAGGTCCTATTCATGGACTTATAAATGGAGCCTCTTCTATTTATCTAGATACTACACAGGTACTAAATAATACATATAAAGACTCTCATAATCCAAAAGAAAGTTTTGATGTAACTTATGATGCAACCACTCATACTGTGACTGATAATACAGGCGCAGGTATGTTTGGAAACTTTGATACCTCATTTGGAGACTATCATATAAGGATTGAAGGTGCGAAAAAACAAGTAACTGGCATATCTTTAACAGCAGGTAATCCAACAATAACTTCTTCAGGAGGTTTTGACCAGGGCGATGTAATGAAAGGGCCAAATGGTCAACAATTTTTACGAATAGAACAAGGTGGATTAGAAAAATCAACTCATATCTGTAGAATCACAAAATATAATAGTGCAACTTCAGTAGATATTGCTCCTGCTCCAGATATAACTGCAACAGGACTTGTAGGAAATATAGACTTATATGTAAAAGTAGTTAGTAAAACTAATGCAAATGTAGCAGTAACACAAGCTTCTTCTGTAGATAGAAACATAGCGAATACAGCTGCATTTATGACCACTCCTGTAAATCATACATATCAACAAAATGCAGAATATAATTTCAACAATGTTAAATATGCCTTTAGAACAGGAGAAAGAAATCAAGGATATTTAGCAACTCCAGCAGATGTAGGTAGTGCCTCTATTATAGCTAATTTAGGAAGAGCTATATCAACAACAGACATGAGTTACATGGGACTAAGTAATAATTATACTACTTATGGTTATGGAGTACACGGAGATGAAACTAGCACTTGGAGCGGAGCAAATATAGTATTTACATCTACGCAGATGAATGTAAGTACTCAAAAGTCAGAAGTTGATAGGTTAAAAATTACATTCCAATATGACCAAATGGTTGCCATAAAAGCTAAAAATGGTAAAGAGTGGGCTTGTCAAATAGAACATAGAATCTTTTTAAGATATAAACAACCAGGAGATGGAGCGTTTACAGAAGAGCTAGTCTACGGGCCAACTGATTCCCAAATACTTGCAAGACCTACAGGCCAAAGAGTACTGGCCTGGAAACATTACTCTACAGGAACTGTTCAAGCGAAATGTAAAAATCCATTTGTAGAAGTATTTGATGTAGATTTAGAGCCTTATCAACCACTTGATGACTTCGAAATAAAAATTCAAACAATAACTCCTATTAATAGAAAACACGGCGGTGTCCAACATATTAATGGTGGTAGAATACAGTCAATAGAATCGGTTATAAATGATAAATTAAATTATCCTCTAGCAGCCTACGCTAGTATGATGTTTAATGCTTCTGATTTTGGAAATGTTCCAGAAAGAGGATATCACGCAAGAGGATTACTTATCAAAGTTCCTACAAATTATAATCCAGGAAACGAAAGATACAACGGCTCGCCTCCTACTTATACTAGAAATATTACTACTGGAGCTGTAGGTAGCGATTATGTAGCATGGGACGGTAATTTTAGAGGAGACACTGATACTTTTGATTTTACTCACCCTAACCATGGAAAAGTTTATTGTAATAATCCAGCTTGGGTTATTTATGATTTAATTACTAATAATAGGTATGGTTGTGGAGAATACATAGATACCACAGATATTGATAAATACTCTTTATTTAAAATAGCACGATATTGCGACGAACTTGTTCCAGATGGAAAAGGAGGAACAGAACCTAGATTTACAGCAAACGTATGGTTCACAGACCAAGCTCAAGCTATGAAAGTTATACAGGATATGTTATCTATATTTAGAGGTATGATGACATGGACAAATGGACAGATAACATTTGAGCAGAATAGAGAAAAAAGTCCTGTTGCAGCTTTTAATAAAAGTAATGTAATTGCAGGAGACTTTAAATATCAATCATCAAGAAACAGATTTAGATTTAACCAAGTAAATGTAACTTGGAATGACCCAGATTCCTTTTATAAGAAAACAGTAGAAATAGTTGAAGACTATGATAATATCATAGAAACTAGAAAAATTAAAAAGAAAGATGTAGTAGCTTTTGGTTGTACAAGCAGAGCTCAAGCAGTTAGATATGGTAAGTGGCATTTATTTACAGACCAAATGGAAACTGATGTAGTTACTTTTGCCGTTGGCCTAGAAGGCTCTTTATTAAAAAGCGGCGACGTAATAACTATAGCGGATGCAGATAGAAATAATGTAAGATTTGGAGGAAGAACACAAGCAAGCTCTTCTTCTACAGTAATAAACGTAGATTCTGCCGTGGACTTATCAAATACATCAACATACTTCTTAGAAGTAGTATTTCCAGAAGGGGGAGCATATTTACAGCAAGATACAGCAACAATAAGAGGTTCAGTTAGAAGAGCAGGAGATTTTATACAATATGCAGATAATCCAGCAGGAGCAAATACTGCAATAACTTCTGAAGAAATAATGGTCAACGCTGTAGATGATTCTGGTAATAAATTAGATTTATATTGGTCAGGAGATACTCGAATAGAAAGACAAGAAGTATCAAGTTATAATTCAAGCAGTATAACCGTATCTAGTGCATTTACAAGTGCTCCTGCAACTCACAGTATTTGGGCAGTTGTTGAAATAGACTCTGATGGGCAAATGGTTCATGGGTCAGCAAAAGAATATATAATACAAAATGTTAAAGAAGACGATGACCAACCAATATATTCTATTTCTGCGATAGAGTTTAATAGAGATAAATTTGCTTTAGTAGATAGAGGGTACGTTATAGATGAGATACCTGATGTAGCAAGAATGCCTAGATATACAGAAGATGTTCCAGCTCCTACAGATGTAGCCATAAAAATGGTACCAAGTCAACAAGAACCAGTTGACACGGACACGGAAGCAGCAGAAGCATCTGGACTGGCTCTTTCAATAACTTGGGGTCATCCTAGCACGAATAGAACAGATAAAGACGGTAACGCAATAGAAAATAAATATGAGTTTATAGATTCTTACGAAGTAAAACATAACTTCGGAGATACGCAGAAATTTAAAACAGAAATAATACCTTCAACGGAAACTTCTTTCATTTTAGATAATCCTGCACAAAAAGTAGGTGAAGTACTGGTAAGACTTACAAATACTTCTGGTCATTTCTCACCATGGGTAAGACGAGAAGTTGACACAGCCCAACTAGCACAATCTGTGCCAGTAAGTACTACTTCAAAGATTGGTCTAATTTCCAGAGGAGGCACACTACCTGGCGGAATAAGTATCAATTCTACTTCCGGACTAGTAAGTACTATCAGTACAACCTATGATTTCACAAACACATTAGGAGATGTAACACAAGTAAGCTCAGGAACTACAGACCAAACACAAGCGGCTTTCGGAACTTTAGCAGATGGCGGAGAAGCATTTTTAGTCCATGACTTTAGCGATACAGCCGACCCTTTCAAAGCGATAGAAATAAAGACAGATACAGCTGCAAAAAGCCCAAATGTAGGAACAGATACTAGTGACAATGATATTGATGTATATTATAACTTTGAATATGTATCAGAGCTTCAAGCAACCAATAATGGAATTACACAAAAATCAGGAACTATAAGTGTAAGCCAATATAGAACAGAAGTCACAGGAAGCAGCACAAGTTTTACTACTGAATTCGCAGTAGGAGATAGAATTATAATTGATAGTGCAGGAGAAACTAGATTTTTTGCATCAGTATCATATATAGAAAACGACACAAAACTATTTATAGACCAAGCAGTTCACAGAGCATATAGTGGCGTAAATGTATTTAAACCAACTTTTGAACCTTCTCCTAAAGACGCCATACTAGCAACTATCACTAGAAGTGGTAGTACTTATAGTATGGTAACTCACATAGTACAAGACGGAGAAACAGGTGCACAAGGCTCACAAGGCTCACAAGGCTCACAGGGAACACAAGGAACACAGGGAGAAACAGGAGCTACAGGTGCACAAGGTGTTCAAGGTGCTACAGGTGCCCAAGGAGTACAAGGTAACGTAGGTGCTTTAGGTCCACAAGGTGCTACAGGTGCTCAAGGCGCAACAGGAGTACAAGGTAATGTAGGTGCCGCAGGCGCACAAGGTGCCCAAGGAGCTACAGGTGCTCAAGGAGTACAAGGTAATGTAGGTGACGAAGGACCTCAAGGTGCCCAAGGTGCTGCAGGTGCTCAAGGTGCAACTGGACCTCAAGGTAATACCGGTGCCCAAGGTAATACTGGTGCCCAAGGTGCTACAGGTGCTCAAGGTGCTACAGGTGCCCAAGGAGCTACAGGTGCGCAAGGTATACAAGGTAATGTAGGTAATCCAGGTGCTCAAGGTGCTACAGGTGCGCAAGGAGTACAAGGACAAACAGGAGCCCAAGGGGTTACTGGTCCACAAGGTGGTGTAGGTTTACAAGGAGCAGTAGGTACTACTGGAGAAACAGTATTTCCATATTACTCAAATGCTGATACTGATGTATTAGATTCTACTCCTTCAAATCAGACAGCATGGTCATCATCAACATCATATGACAATGGTGACTTAGCGTACTATAACAGTAAACACTGGGTTTGGTCAGGTTCTGATGGTTCATCCAATGATACACCAGGAAGTACTAATAGTGAGTGGGTAGAAATTGTAGCATATAATAATCTTACTCCAAAAGGAAAACAATCAGCATCAGCAACTTTCTCAACTGTTGGTGGTTATACAATTTATGGTGTAGCAACAGGAGTTCCAGGTGGTGTTACAAATATTAACTGGCAGATATATGCACAAGAACAATCTTCTAGTGATATAGATGCTTCAAGTTTTGCACCTTTTACAGCATTTAAAACTATAGGTGCGCAAGGACCAATAGGAGAACAAGGCGCTCAAGGTCCGCAAGGACAACAAGGTAATCCAGGTGCTCAAGGACCTCAAGGTGTTACAGGTGCTCAAGGAGCTGCAGGTGCACAAGGTGTTACAGGTGCTCAAGGAAACGCAGGTGCTCAAGGTAATATAGGTCCTCAAGGTGCTACAGGTGGTCAAGGTGCTACAGGTGCTCAAGGTGCTACAGGTGCTCAAGGTGGTACAGGTGCTCAAGGTGCTACAGGTCCTCAGGGACAAACAGGTGCTCAAGGACAAGTAGGCGCTCAAGGTGGTACAGGTCCTCAAGGACAAACAGGAGCTCAAGGACAAGTAGGTGCTCAAGGTGGTACAGGTGCTCAAGGTCCTCAAGGACAAGTAGGTGCGCAAGGACAAGCAGGTGCCCAAGGTCCTCAAGGATTCCAAGGAGCTCAAGGATTTGTAGGTGCTCAAGGTGATATAGGTAACCAAGGTGACCAAGGTCCTCAAGGTGCTCAAGGACCACAAGGAGGCACTGGTGCTCAAGGTCCTACAGGAGCACAAGGACAAACAGGAGCTACGGGCTCAGCAGGGGTTACTATAGCATTTTACACTAGTGGAGCGGCTGATTCTATACCAAATGATACAACTAAATTATCTACAATTACTTCTATAAAATCACCAGCAGTATCAGGAGATATCTTCTGGCACATTCCATCAGACAGAGTGTGGCAATACAATGGTAGTGGTACTTCATTTACAGAATTTACAAGTAGAATAGTGTCAAGTGGTAATATAGTCTTTGACGGCCCGAATAGTAGAATTATTGTTTCAGATTAAGAAAATAATTCTTGACAATTAACTTAACTTTTGGTATAATTATAGCATGTTACAAATAATAGAAAATTTTTATACTGACCCTGATGAGGTCAGAAATTTTGCACTAAATCTAGATTACAATGTTTCAGGAAATTATCCAGGTCTAAGAACACAGGCTATGTCAGAAGAGTGGCGCACGTATATAAAAGGATTTTTAGAAGATACAATACATAAAAAGATTACTTATTTTCCTGCAGAATATAACACAGCTTTTCAACTAACTTTAGAAGGTGCAAAAACATGGATTCATCATGATAGCACAAGTTGGGCAGGAGTTCTTTATTTAACTCCAAATGCACCAGTTAATTCTGGCACAGGAATTTACAGACATAAAAGTGGTGTATTTATGCACAAAGAAGGTGAGTTAGATTATAACGATAAGAAAGTCAACGAAGATGAATGGGAAAAGATTGTTGACATAGGCAATGTTTATAATAGATTAGTTTTATATAGCGGAATGTATTATCATAGAAGTATAGTTCCAGGCTTTGGTACTAGCAAAGAAGATGGAAGACTATTTCAAACTTTTTTCTTCGATACATGAAACTATTCTTAGGATTATTAACATCTCACCATTTGCGCAGACTAAAACGATTAGTTCGTAGTATTCAAGAAGCAAATCACGAGCCAAATGTGGACTTGAATCCAGTAATTGTAGTTAACACTTTAAACGATAGTTATTATCAAGAAGTATTAGCAGAAGGATTCCCTTATCCTGTAGTAAGAACAGAAAGCAATGGAAGACCAGGAAAAGGAAAAAACTCTGTAGCTGAATTATTTTTACAATCAGATTGTGACTTTATGACACAAATAGATGGGGATGACTTATTTTATCCAACATATTTACAGTCTTTGTGGCAACATGTAAGAAGATATCCAAGCATAGATGTATTAGGATTGATACCTGCAGACTTTATAAAAGTAGAAAAACCAACAGCAGGACATATATTTGCAGTTGGTGATTTGTGGGCAAGTGTTTGGGGAACATCATTAGGAACTCCTTATCCAAATGGAGGCCCTGGAAGAGGAGAATGGTTAGACCAGCTTCTTCCAAAATCACAAGACTTTACAATATTACAAAGTAAAAAATCAGCAAAATTTAAAATAGATGAACACATAGCAGTAGGAGAAGACCATTTGTATACTATGAAACTGTTATCGGAGCATCAAAAGGGAACTATTAATTATTTCCAAAGTATGTCAAGTGACATATACTTAATAGATTCAACAACTGAAAATTCAGTACAAAAACAATTTCCTCAACTAGAATGGGTTGATGAATTGAAACAAAAAGGATTAATGTATTTAAATGATTGGAGGTCTAACTTTGGAGAACTTCCAGTGGTGTACCACGAGCTATTGATGAATCAATGGGAAAAACAGGAATGGATAATTAAATGGCAAAAAGAGCTATACTTGGACGCCTAAGAAAACAAGGCGTAATTGTAGAACTTCAACAACATGATGGACTCACTTACATAGACTTAGAAGATGGAGACCAAGGAGGTCTTTATGTTGGCACAAATGTAAGTGTAAACGGTACTACAGAATTTGGCACAATTACTGAGCTTGGAGGAACTTTTTATGATGGAGGAACAAGAGGACCTTATCATATTGTTATAAATGGAACTTGGACAGGTTCACCAGGAGAAGACGATACAATTTATTTTGATGTAGACTCATATGGATTAAAAGTATCAAAAGTAAATGCTGATATAGAAAGAGTAGGGCCAAAAGACTTGTTATTTGATAGTAGAGTAGGAAGAAGAGGAGTCGTGTACGCACAAGGATTCCAAGCTAGTGCTTCGGGAAGAATAAGTTTCGTAAGAGGAGATGACTTTTTAGAATATATACCTCTCATAACTCATGAAGAAGAAAAAATGGGGTATAGACGAGTTTATAATCAATCAGGTACTATTTCTCAAGAACACACTAATCAAATAGCCGAACAAGTAGCTTCACGAGAAGACAGTATACAACCTATTAGGGCAGCAGACTATCTTTCAGTAGGGCCTAGTATAGAAACGGGAACTTCTTCTTCAACTTTTGTACCAAGACGTGCAGACGGAAGTAGTCTTTTTAGTGGTAATAGTTGTGAAAATATAAGTTTTAAAGCATTAAGAATTCCTTGTGCATATGGATATATGCAAGATTATTATTATGACAATATAATGAGAAATGGTAATGATAATGTTACTAAGGGAAAGAAAAGAGCAATAGCAGGAGCATACACAAACTCTACTGCAGGATTTAGTACAAAAGATGGAGTCTATGTTTCTAGACCAGGTACAGATGTTCTTACTTGCGAAGTAGATGATTTAACATTAGCAACAGACACAGGTATAGCAAATATTGCGTATAGAGGAGAAGAACAAAAATTAACATTAAATTATTCTAGTGTTATTTCTTCTACTACTACATTACCTACAATAACAGCAACAGTAACAAGTAGTACAAGTGGACAAACTTCAACACAGTCTGTATCATTCTACAATCCTTATACAACACTTGCTAGTCCATTATTTGGAGCAACAACAGAGATTGGAGCAGAAGTTAGTGGAACTATAGATGGAAACTATAATGATTTTACTTTTACTTTTGAAGACGCAGGAACAATTAACTTTAGTTTAGAAAGAAAACTAACAGACTTGGCAATATTTTAATTATGGCAAATAGAGCAGCAATAGGCAAAAGAATAAGACCTACAACAATTTCAGATGGTACAACAACTAGAGAAGTACATGCTGTGTACTATAATTATTATAATGCTCCAGGCCCAAATGCTACGATTACAAAAACATATGTAAGATTAGATAGTACTGTAAGTTTTAATTCTTCTGCAAATTTAACTTTAACAAATCCTGATGGAACAACTTATGTAGAAAGTAATTGGACTTATAATTCAGGCGATATAAGTATTTATACTGTAAGTGGAGCATCAGGAATAGCACTCGGTCCAAGTATCTATCTAATAGGATATACACAATCAGATTATAACAATAATCCAATTGATATAGGAGGCCCTGATTCAGATGGGTTGTTTATATCAGGTTTAGACACTTCTAGTGGTAGTGGAACATCAGCAAGTCCTTATGCAGCAGCAGATGTATTAGGTACCTCAAACACAGGACAACTTGAAAATACTACATTTGACTCTGGAGCGCACATAGGTGCTGGACTACAAGTGTATAAAGTTTACCAAGGAGTTATTTCAACCAGTAACACAACTTTTTTCAATGGAAATAGAGGACATGCAGGTACAACTATAAACCATAACTGGGGAGACCGTAATGGAGTAACAAATAGCTCTACACTTCCTCAATATGCTCTAAGATTTTCTAGAGATACAGGTAGTAGTTACGGGGCTTTTCCAACACATAGAAGTATGGCTGTGCGTGCTAGACAAGGAACTATGCAATCAGGAAGCCAAGGAACTATTATAGAAGCAGGAATTAGTAATAATTCTGAAGCAAATGCAGCAGTATTCGAAACTCCTGCGTATGGAACTACTTCTCCTCATTTTTATCAAGTAGCAAATTATGGGTGGCTTCAGATAGATTTTAAGATAAAAGACTTTGATATACAACAAAGTTCTGCGAGTGGCGTAAGTAATACACTAGCTTATCAAGGAAATGGATATTATGTATATGCTTACAAAGGTTCAAATTGTAGTTCAAGTGTAACATTTCAAAACGCACACTTTTCTAGAACAGCTACAGCAGAAGGAACAGTAGGCTCTTTTACTGTGCAACTACTTGGAAGTCAATCACAGTCATATTTTTATGAATTTTATATAGCTATGAAAAGAGATAATGGAGATACTGCAGGAATGATATATGTTAAGGGGAATGTTTATCCTTTTGGTGGTCAAATTCCTTTCGTCTATGGTAGCAGTAAATCTGAAAAATCAGCAGTAGTAACTTATATGCCTTGGAAAGAAGAAAGTAGTTTTTTAAATGGATTTACAGGAGATGAAACAATAAGGCATTTTAAATTTTCTGCAAATACAGCAGCAAGTAATAATAATTCTTTACAACTAGAAGCAGTATTTAAGGATGTATTTTATGACTATGCGTATAGTGGAGCCTCGAACCCTACTATAACTACAACGGGACGAAGCGAAAACTTTTACTACGCACTAGTTGTTTTTTACGAAGAAAACTTTAAAAATGGAGAATCAATATGAGAACATGGCACGTCTTTTATGACGACAACAAAAATATAATATGGACAGCGGATGCAGGAGTTACACAAGCTATTGTAAATCAACAAGCAGAAGAAAACTTAAATTACATCACTGTAGACCAAACAGATGTATTAGATGCAAATAGATACTATGTAAATGATGATGAGAATGGAGTTATTTTAAAGTCAACTTTTACTCCTACAATTAGTACTTATAATCCTGCAATAGAAACGGCTATGTCTATTACAAATTTACCTACAGGAACTGAAGTATATGTAGCCAACGTTTTAAAAGCTACTATTTCAGATACTTCTGTAAATTTAACATTTAACGACCCAGGAGAATTTGAGATACTTCTCAAAAAAGCAGGGTATTTTGACTATGCATTTACCATAGTAACAGCGAGGGCATCATGACAGATATAACAATTACAACATCAGATTCAGCAAATGATAAAAGAAAAAATTATTATACAGACTTATTTGAACAGTTAGATAAACTATACCACGATATTGATTCTGGGAAGTTCGGTGACACGGCAAAAACTGGACAATTTTATTTAGCTAGGAAAGCTGTCAAAGATAAATTCCCAAACTCGTAGGTCAAGCATATACCCCTCAAAAATAGTTCTTGACACCACCTCAAGTTTTTGATATAATTTAGCATATAGGAGTACAAATATGGCAGCAGG